GTCCCAGACTGCTGTAGTGCCATTAGACTTGAGGACAAGCCCATTAGCTCCGATTGGTAGCTTGGCTGCCGTGTCTGCTCCTGTGCCAACCACAAGGTCGCCAGCAGCGTCAAAGATTGCGTCAGTTGATACGTCCCCACCAGATGCTGCGTCTCCAGCCTCCCAGATCTGGTCTGCATCGTTCCAGATGATGGTCTGTCCATCTGTAGCTCCCGTGGCTAGTAGATCGGTTAGCTCATGCTTGTGTGCAGCTACTGTGCCGCTTGTGCTTGAGACTGTGCGTGTGTATCCAGTTCCCGTTAGGCTGCTACCACCTAAGATGGCAGAGGAGTTCATCATGCGCTGCATGAGATTATGCTCCCTGCTGCCAGCGGCTTTGGTATCGTTATGAATTGCCTTGGCTAAGGCGAAGTTATACTGCTTGTCCAGCATGATAGCCAGCTCAGTATCCCCCGTGAGTCTTCCACAGGTGATGCTCGCAAGCTTAAATGCAAGTGCCTCCACGAATGAAGGCGAAAAGAAAGTGGTGTCGATGATCTTGGCAACGTATGTAATCGTTACTGTGTCATCGTTTGTAAGGAGGGATCTTCCCTCCAGTGTGAATGATTTTGATGATGCCTCTACGCTTTCGCCATTGACATCCTTCAGGCGGATACAGTCACTTGGTAGTGCATGTTGGTAATCCCATCCGAATGGTGGGTCTTCACCTAGCTGACTCAGGGTGACCCGCTTACCCGCAAAGTTCCAGCGGTGTTCCTCTAATAACAATTCTATCGCATGATCGTATTGATCATTCATCACCACAGCGACAGGGTCAGTGTTGGATTCGATATTGGTGATGCGTCCCTCTCTGAATTTGGCGAGAGCTATGTTGGCGATATCTGTTTTAGTAGGCATAAGTAAAAATAGGCGGGAGCAGAAATCAATCTACTCCCGCCCAGTTAGGGGTGACTAGTTGTAGTCAACGTAGGTAATAACAACGCGAGCTGTCTGATCAGCAGTTGGTGAACCGATAGAGGTGCAGTTGATGACGATAAGCTCGTCTCCAGCAGCAACAGTATACAATCCGCCGTCTGCATCAAAGTCAACCTTGCCAGCAGAACTGAGATCCAAAGCTGCGGCAAGAGCGCCGCCGCCTGTGGTATCAACACCAACGGTGAAGGTTGTTCCTAGAGCTTCAGTAACGATGTAGGACTCAGCGAGGTTGATAAGCGCACCAGTAGGTAGCGTTACAACTTCGATTACGTCACTCGTTGCTTCAGTTCCAGCTACGGTGATGGTAGCATTGCACTGACGAACCTTACCAGCAAGGAGACGACCGTCTACACGGTTGTCGCCATTTTGGGTCTGGGTCGTTGCGAGGTTTGATTTAAATGTAGCCATAATATTTTATATTCTATATTTGTAGGTTAATAATATGCGATTAAGCGCGGTCAACGTTGATCTGGATAACACCTTCGTCATCGAGGCGAGTTCCACCCCATGCCCACTCAGAACGAATCTGTGTGTCGTGGCGCTTGGTTGGAAGCACGTCTACAAATGTCTCAGGCTCAGCAGCGTAACCGAATGCAACACAATCTTTAGCGAATGCGTAGCAGCCACGAGTTGAGGAAGCAACAGGAAGCAAGGTCGCGTCAACGGCGATGATGGTGAATCCAAATGCATCAACGATAGAGCCAGACTGAGCTTCTTCAAGCTTAGCACGGTAATCGCGGTTGATGAACTTGTCGTCATGAAGAAGGTCTTCGACCTCATCGTGGGTGATAACCATGCCGAGTGGGCTTGATCCTTCGACGTTTTGACCAGCTACGTTCTTGCTGCCGAGGCGAGCGCGAGCGTTAACGATCTTGTCGTAGGTAAGTCCTTCGTCAGTGGTAGTGCCATCGTAGTTGTAGTTCTTAGCAATAGCGTTAGCAGAATCGAAAACAACTTCAGTTGTTCCGTTTTTGCCTTCGTAAGCAGAACCGCCAAGCATAGCGATAATAGCAGCGTCACGATCACGACCAGCAGCAGCCATGTGGCTCTTGATGATAGCGTTGTGAGGAGAGTCAATCTCACCGAGGCGAATTGAATCAACCTTGGATACGAAGTTCTCAACGGTGCGGAAGTCAACATACAGGCTACGCATTTCAGTAGTAACGTCCTGTGGAGCTGAATCGACGAAGCGACCAGTCATTGGAGTTGATTCTACTTTGCCTAGCTTGTTGAAGCGGCGGGAATCACCTTGAACCGCGTATGTAGGAACGAGTCCTTGCAGGCGGGAAGTGAGTTGTTGGAGTTCGAGCTTCCATTCGTCTTGGTAAAGACTTGGGAAATGCTCAGGAACTGTGGATGTAAATGCCATAATTTTAGTTTATTTTAATTTTAATAATAATAGGTTTAGGTTGGATTGACCCAGAATCGCAGAGTATCATCCAGTTCGGATGGTCGCATATCACGGGTATATGTAATGCGTTCGTTGATTGGGTGCTTCAACCTCCTATCCTTTAATAGAAAAATATTGGCAGTGTCCTGTCGTGTGAACGCGTTAGTCTTAACACAGATAGAATACAAAGTCAATACATTGGGAAAAATGCGATTAATGCAAATTAGATCTAGACAAACAGAAAAACATGTGGCATTATTAGGTCGTAGTCGAGAAGGGCTTACAAGGATCTCTTTAGTATTGTATCGTTTGTTATTCATACGTTGTCCCCAGTTAGTGCTTCTCCACTTACTGGGGATTTTCGTTTTCCCCCTGTTCAATCAGTAGCCTACAGCAAAAGGGCTTCTACCAGATCAGATACTAGACCACGCTTAACCGCAGTGCAATCGGGGTATCGAACATCGATTTAAGACCCTGAACGCATGAAGGTCTTTGTAATGTCGAGTAGCATGGTTTATAAGACTATCGAGCCAATCAAAGGTGCTGCTCCTGAGGTGATCACTTCCTTCTGCTTAATGAGCGGAACGAGGTGTATCAAAAATCAAACTATAGAATTAATTCAATGACACATAAACCATACTGCTACAAAGCCACATGCACCTCAGTGTATGATGGGGACACCGTAACTTTGGACATCCAACTGGGGTTTAATATAACCATGCATAAGCAGAAAATAAGGCTGCTTGGCATCGACACGCCAGAGGTGAGAGGCTCAGATCGTGCAAAGGGTTTAGTGTCACGTAACAGACTCAGGGAGCTAATTGACGGCAAGGAGGTCATCATCGCCACTTACAAGGATAAGGGCGGGAAGTATGGTAGGCTACTAGCAACCATCTACCTTGATGGTGTTGACATCAACCAGCAGCTAATTGACGAGGGTTTGGCTAAACCATATTGAGTCACCTAATCCACTTATTCCTTGGCTTATCTTCAGACCAGTCGTAGTAGCCCCAAGACTTGTAAAGCTCTTCTGTTGTCTCAAAGACCTCACTGTCTTCAGTGCTTGGAGGATCTTTTGACCCAACATTAAGGTCATCTGACCCAACATTAAGGTCTAATGAACTAGCCGATGGATCATCCTTCTTGCCAAAGATACGATCCCAACCATTTCGGTAGGTCTCATTACTGGCTTTAGTGATCATGTGATCCCCTGTGATTGGGTTCTGATTGCTTGATGGTATAAGTTCCTTGTCCATAATAAGGGTGGACAGCCAGCGCAACACAACAAGCGCTGACCGCCCTTCACTAGTGATTATCTTTTTGTCTGATACTCCATCTTGCGGAGTTCAGAGTAAGCTTTCTGCATTTCGGGCGGCGCTAGGTGAACCTGACCGTTATGCTTCTGGTAAATAGCGTCTGCTCTAGCCTTGGCGCTTTCATTAGCTGATGCTGATGGTTGACCATTGCGAGGCATCGTGCCTTCCTGCATTCCTTGAGCCTTAGCGAGTAACATGTTCATAACCTTTGGGTTACGGACTGCTGCCATATCAGCTTCATTCTCCATGTCGAAGCCCACCACCTCTGCCATATCAACAGCAGATTGGATGTTTCTGTCATATTCACGACCCCATTGCTTCTGAAGTGCTGCCTGTTGCTCACCCATTACTGACTCAGCGTGATTAGCCAGCTTCTCAGTGCCTTCAGAGAGTTGCTTAGCAGTGATGTCGCTATAAGCTTGTGACAGCTTCAGCGCCTGCTCTTGGTTGAGACCAGCCTCGTGGAACACGCCGCCCCACTGCTCTGCCAAGTTATCATTCCAGTCAAGACCTTCGGGAAGGTTCTCGAGACGCAGGTCATACTCGGTCGCGCTTTCAGGCACGCCAATGGCACGCTGAAACTCGGCAACCTCCTCGGGTGAGGACGCTTCATTGGGGACAATAACACCGTCAACCTTCTTTCCAGCGAAGTTAACTAGGTTAGCAGCGCCCTTGAGCAGTCCGTCAGCAGACTTATACTTCTGAACAGTGCCAGTAAGGTTCTCCATACCAGCACCTTTAAGCAGGTCGGTATAGTTTTCCGATAATCCGCCCTCACTTGTGTAGAGCTGATTGATGATACTACCCTCTGCTTGGCTCGTAGAAGCCTCTGGAGAGCTTTGAACAGTCTCACTGGGTGTCGATCCACCATAGATGTCCGTAGACGCTGTGGTGGACGCAGGAGCTGTGCTTGTGTCTGCTGATGGGCTGGATTCTACCGCGCCACTATCAGTCGATGCTGTTGTTTCTGTCATAAATCAAGTTGTGTTTGTCGTAAACCTCTGTTAGATGCGCTTCACGGTGTCCGTATTTGGCATCGAAATCCTCCTTAGACCAGTATTTCTTGCGCCATTCCACCACTGGTGGGTTGGATTCGCCATACCATGCACCCTCACCCTCGCTGAATAGTGACTTTGGACAGTCAGTTCTATGCTCAGGGACGCGATCATACTCAGGGACTGGCACTGCAATAGGCTCAGGAGCAATGTCAGCAGCTACCTCTGCCATAAGGTCTACAATCTCATCAGCGTGCTTCCTGTAGGAATAGTGCTTAAACTTAATGTCACCATCCTTAACGGTGGCGATTAGCTTCTTTCCACGATAGACCGTTCCATCGTCCTCTAGTGTGATTACAAGTTTCTTACTCATTGGGGTCAAATGTCTGTTGTTGTTTAAGCTTAAAGAGTAGACCTACTACTCCGCGCTCGCCGTCACGAATGGCAGCATTAATTGGTGATACCTTACCGTGTTGATCGAGCAGGAATGAACGCTCCATTAGACCGTATTCCTTAACCAGAAACGCAACCAGCGTCTCTCCATCTTTTGTGTTTAGGCATGATGCGGCTGCATCGGCTACCTCTTTTGTGATTTTTCTCATCCTTGTAGTGCAGCAGATAATTCCTCGGGGACTTCACCTCCATTGGCGGCACTTGCGTCCTTAACCATTGAGGCAGCCTGTTGAGCCTGTTCCATCTGTTGCTGTTGTGCTTGTTGCTCTGCTCGAGCCTGTCTAGTTTCCTCTACCTCTTCCTCGGGGCGGAGTGAGTCCTCTGGGAGTCCAGCATTACGCCATCCGTCCCTAAATTGTGTATCAGTGTCAAGGTTATCAAGGATAGTTGGGTTCATCTCGATACCCATCTGATTGATTGCCATGAACTCGGAGTATGCGCTATTCTGTTGTGACTTAATAGCTAGTGAGATTCTGTTGTTGTAAGCGATGTTTGGCACTGGGACAACCACGTTACGGTCTTGTGTGACCATCTGGATCTCCTCGGGCGCTTGTGGCATCTTACCTTGTCTCCACAGGATGCTAAAGATTCTGCGTAGCTTGGGGTCTAAATACTCGCTTGTGAGCCTTGAGAACGTAGGAGAGAACTGCATTACCTTCTCAGCTTGGCGTAGTGACGCTTCAGTAGCTGTCATCTGACGCTCAATCTGGGCAAAGAGTCTAAACAGGTCACCATGCATGATCTCCATGATTGCCTTCTTCTTTTGCTCGATACGGTCTTGACCTACGTCATATCTGCCAGATGTCTGCCATTCACGAGGCGCTCTGTTTGGATCAAGGTCGTTAACGTAGGTGATATCCAATGCTCCTACTCCGATCTCGCCTTCAAGGCTGGATGGTGCAAGGATTGGTGGGTTTGCCGCCTTCTCAGCAAGGACATCCATTTGTTTCTGAAGGAATGAAAGCTTGTGTGCCTCTGGTAGTGCTACCCATGTAGGTGCATAGCCGTAAGGACTGTTTCCCCACTTGAGGTATCGCGTAACGTGTGCTGGCATCTCGTAATACCCTTGAGTATGAACGACTTGTTTGCTGTCTTGATGCACGCATGTCATCTCATACGGGAAGTTTGATGGTGTCTCCCACTCGCGGTTCTTATCTACGCAGATGATAAAGACATGTGACTCATTCTTCTTGGGATCACGAGCCTCTTTCTGAAGCTTCTCGGGTAGTGAATCAATACCAAACTCAGTTGCAGCCTGCTGAGCTGTATAGTTGGACTCGTAGACCACAGCATCAACACGTCCACGGTGGTCTTGACCGATGTAGTATGTGCCAATCGGTAAATGGCGAAAGTTTAGCTCATCGTTCTCAGTATCCCACTCACTGAAGTCGAGACCTGTTCCCATTGACGAGCGGTCAAGGTAGACCTCTTGGATCTCTGTGTAGAAGTTTGATTGTTCAAGGCGGTATGTGATCTCCTCAGAGCATTCCCTGTAGAACTTGGTCACCTTGTCGTTGTCCCTGAGAGCCTTTGGCGGGGTCAGGTTGTGCCACACCTCCTCACGAGGAGTCACGAGAGAGCAGAATCCGTTTGCAAGCATCAATGATGCAGTCCTCAGCGTGCTGTCATGCAGTTGAGCGCTGTCAATCATGGGCGGTAAAGCCCCATCTCCACCCACAGAGGTAATCTTGCGAGGCATGGATAGCTCTGCTACCTCATCCCACAGTTGTTCATGTGGGGTTCTATAGCGCCTTAGCGCGTCACGCTTAGCAATTACGGTTTCACCTGTCATTAGTTGATTAGATTAGCTCCTATCCCCACTGCTGGGGCGGTGCTTTTACGCTTGGTCTTTAGTTCTTCCTCGAAGTTGGTAACTCTAGCCGCTGCTTGTGCTGCTGGAGCTACTGCGACACGATCCATGCCATACTTCTTGATGGGTTCTGTGATACGATTGACAGTCTTGGAGTCTGAAAACATGCCTCCAGCCGCTATGCTTTTAACTCCCACGACTAGCCTAAGTTGGTGTTTCCGCCGTAGCCGCCAGTCTCACCCGCAAAGGATGTCTGTGCTGCCTTACGCTTCTTCTTCAGCTCTGCTTCGAAGTTGCTAGCTCCGCCTTCGCCTTCAGCTTGAAGGTCAACCATCTGTGCTTGTGGTGCTACTGGTTTCGGTTTTTTTACTTTTGGTGCGCCCATAGGGATGTTCATAACATAATTACATGCAACTTGTCAAGCTTAGTGATCACAATGTAAGGACA